ATGGTGGATAAAAAAGGATTGACACGTACAGGCGAAGTGAAAGATCCTTTTGTGCTATCTTTTTGTTCAGACATTATTAAGACATATATAGATAAAGCCAATAAAGAAGATATATCGAAGTGGAGCATAAAAGAGCTTGTTGATTTTTTGGAAAAAACAGAAACCGACGTGTGCTTTTCAGATTTTGCACGAAAATATAAGTTTGAAATGGCAAAATCCGGTCAAGAAAGAAATGCAAAAAATTATCAGTTGGCGTATCAGCATTTGGAAAGATTCGCCGGGACGAATAAACTGATGTTTTCCAGATTCACAACTAAGTTTGTAAATGATTGGATGCAATCTTTGTCTAGAACATCAAGGGCGAAAGAGATGTATCCTGTTTGCATACGGCAAATATTCAAAGCTGCCATATTGGAGTATAACGATTATGACCGTGGGCTTATCCAGATAAAAACGAATCCTTGGCCAAAGATTGCTATTCCTAAATCCGATAAGCCGGAACATAAGGCCATACCTGCTTCAGAAATAAAAAAATTCTTTGAATTACCTCTTCCTCCTTCAAAGATGAAATGTCCACTCCCGGAATTAGCTCAAGATGTTGCCAAGATGGTGATGTGTTTGGCGGGCATAAATACTGCAGATTTGTATCATCTGAAGGTATCCGATTATAAAGATGGGAAAATTTCCTATAATAGACGAAAGACGGCTAAGTTTAGGCGTGATGGTGCGTATATGGAACTGGATGTGCCAGATATTTTAAAAGACTTGTTTGAAAAATACAAATCTGAAGATGGGGATGAATATCTTTTTAATTTCCATAAACGTTATTCTGATGATGACATTTTTAATGTGAATGTGAATGGTGGTCTAAGGAAAATTTGTCAATTCAATGAACTTTCAGAATCATATTGTGTCTACACCTTCCGGCATAGCTGGGGAACGATTGCGAGAAATGATATAAGGGCAACTATGTATGATGTGGCGTTTGCCATGAATCATGCAAGCGCCCATAAAGTGACGGAGGTATATGTCAAGCCAGATTACTCGATTGTTTCGGAGTTAAACCGGAAAGTGATAGATTTGGTGTTTTATGATAAGTTGCCGGATTTATTGGAAGATGATGTAGATGTGGAGCAAACTCAATTTAGAATATCATTCAAAAACATGGTCCGTGGCGCTGTGTTTTTCCAAGAGAAGAAAATATATTCGTTCGAAGATTTGGGGTATAACAATGTTGACGATGTAATTTCCGAGTTAGTAAAGCATCTTCCGGAAGATATGCCTATTGGGAGTAAAGCGTTGTTTAGGGTTGATAATCTGGACAAAAAAGAACACAGATTTTACGAACGGCAAAAAGGAAAGGGTTTTTCATAGGAACGGCAATCTTTTGGGTAAGCCTTTTATTTGTTCCAAAATAACAGTTACTACATTACTTGCAATGCCTTACTTTGTAAAAAGTAAGAATCTATGAATAAGGTCAATGTTGGGCTGGGAGGTATAAGCCGTAATACAGATGATGGCGTGTCAAAAGACGGGATGTGCTCGGAACTGATAAATGCACGTCCTAAAAACGGATCGATAGAACCCGTTGGGAGGCCAATACTTGAACGTCAGTTTGCAGAGGGGAAATCTCCGGTATTTGTGCACAAAAACGGCACGTACGAGCATTTGATTTCGTATGCCAACGACATTGTCCTTTTCGATAGTGATAAAGTGGCCGGGCAATGGGTTATAAAGAACATCGCTTTCGCGCAGATACCTGGCGTAAAGCAGATACAATCTGTCGGGAATATCCTCGTTATGGCGACAGACGAAAGTATCCATTATGCAATATTCATAGGTGGGGAATATACATATCTTGGTGATCAGATTCCGGAACCGTCGATCCGTTTTTCTTGCATTAAAGAAGAAGCTGTCTACTCGGATGATATATCGTGTAATTTGGAGCCAGCAGTCCGTCTTCAGGATGTTGGAAGCCTTGCAACATTGAACGAGGCCGGGGAGAAGATTATTACCAATTCTTTCAAAGCAAGTTATTACAAACTGTTGCAAGAAGATGTGTATGATGCAGGGCATGTTATATATCCCATCCTTGTAAGGTATGCCGTAAGGCTGTTCGATGAGAGCTACGTGATGCATTCGTCCCCGCTGCTGGTCGGCGAGCCGAATTTTATTAGGATGGCAGTAAGTAAAACCAAATTTGATTTTGATTCCCTGTCGGTGGAAAGTTTTACTTATAAACTTATCGCAAACCCTCGGACCATAGGTGTTAAATATGATTTATCCGGTTTGTCCGGCTGGAAAGATGTCGCCTCGTCTGTGGACATATTCGTTTCAAGACCGTTTGTAATCAATGATCTTGATAGTACGATAAAAACAGTGACCGTTTTGGACGAGAATAATATGATGGTGGATCTCCCGTTTAAGTCGGAAAGCGAATTGCTTGAAGAAATAGGGGAAATATCTAATTTTTATCTTGTCAAAAGCATTCCGATCGGAGATATATCGAACGGGTTTGAAAATATATTTGCCGAAGGCAAGGCATTTAAGAACCTGGAACAGCAAGATGTCGCAACTGATGATGATTTTACGAGGAGCAGGATAACCGGAAACCTGTATACATATAACGGAAAGCTGCATGTAGGGAACATCCGGGAAAAACTTGCCAAACCCTATCCTCTGGTAATGTTTGCAGTTAGCGACATTAACGAATTTACGGTAAATACGGAGGTGCATGTCAAGACGGAAAGCGGAATGAAAATAGTACATGGAGCAAGTATGGCCTATGGTGCTATGGTTTCCCCATACCTGTCTTACCCGGATTCACGGGCGGTCAAAATGATTATCTACAATGATAAATATTACGATGAGATTCCGTTAAAGCCACATCCTTTTTTGAATATAGCCTATAGCCTAAAAGGACTTTATCCTTACTCTATAACCGATAAGTATGGGACCTATACGCCTTTGCCAGAAGATTCCGTGTCGGTTGCTCCCAACAAATTGAAGGTATCAAATGTCTCAAACCCGTTTTATTTTCCCGCCAAACAAACATATACGGTTTCAAGTCGTAACATAGTGGCAATGGCTACAGCGACAACGGCCATGTCGACGGGCCAGTTCGGGCAATTTCCTCTTTATGTGTTTACGGGCGAAGGTGTTTTTGCTTTATCGGTCGGAACCGGCGATATCGCTTATGCAAATTCTTTTTCTGTGACACGGGATGTATGCAATAATCCGGATTCCATTGTTTCCACTGACGATGCAATTGTGTTTTCTACAGATTCGGGGCTGAAGATCCTATCGGGATCGACTGTAAGAGATATATCGTCCGACATGGACGGTTATCTTCCTACGGTAGTCGACAGTTCACCTATAATTAAGAAAATTGCAGGTGTGGGTGGATTCAGCGACAAACTTTCCTCCACTGAATTTATTTATTATTTGGAGGAAGCAAAGGTCGGGTATAACTATGAAGACAAAGAGGTTATTGTAGCAAACCGGAACTACCCATATTCCTATGTGTTCAATATGCAATCGAGTAGCTGGTACAAGATTTCCGCTTCAATCAACCGCTTTCTTAACTCTTATCCAGAATGCTTGGCCGTATTCAACGACTACGGGGTTTACAATATGCACAATGGGCATAGGACAGTCAACAAAATACTGTTACTGACTCGTCCTATCAAATTTGGTACGCTTACCCATAAACGCATCGTGCAATCAGCTATTCGTGGCGTAATACGTCCATCCGAATCATTAGTATATTTTCGCGGAGAAACGGTTAAATTCAGGGATCAAGAGATTTTGGCTTTCAGCAAATGTGGCTTCTATATCTTGGGTAGCAACGATGCCGAACACTTTATTCTGCTGTCCGGACGTGAAAAGATTGAAGACGTACGCGACCTTATTACCAAGATGAACAAAACGAAAGCGTTCAAATATTTCATGATAGCTTTGGTCGGGGGGATACGTACGGATGTCGCGTTAAATTATATTGAGTTTATGGTGGATGAAACCTATACGAATCGATTGAGATGAGCCGGTATTGCGTATAATGTGGACAACCGCTAACTCTAAAACTTAGCGGTTGTTCTTTTAAAAGTTGAGAGGAAGAACAGGGCGTCTGACGGGTTTTCTTCTTTGGTTTATCCGATGATTGATATCAGACCTGATAATTTCCAATTCACTTGCGTCTGCCATGTCTGGGGCCACTCTTTTATACCATTTGTATAGAGTATAGGCCGACATATAATCTTTGATGCCGTTTGTGATAGCCCGGTTCTGATTTGTATCGTATGAATCAGGCATTTGGCATGTAAAAATAAACTTGTCTTTTTGATCTGCAGGCTGTGATGGCGAAAGATGGCCGGACAGCAAATCGGTAATCGCTGATGCTGCCGTATTGATATACTCGTTAAGAATATCATCGTCATCGTCGCTTGCCTGTGTTTTTGTTGCATGGTTGATACGGGAAAGTTCGCCGTCCTTGTTTGCTTCACCTGTTACAAAGGCTTCTGTTTTGACCTGTAGAAGCACATCTTTTTTTGTTATTTCAAATTGAACAATCATATTCTTTGAGGTCTTGTCCTTCTTGAAAGAAGTAGGTTAATATTGAGGATATTGTTTTTTGCATATTCGCTGTATTTTTCCGCATCTTTTTCTTCCTTTGCGATAAAAAACCAGTTGCAACATGCTTGATTGATGATATACATTTCCATTTCTGATTGTAACGCTTCGGATGCAGTCTTGTCAAAATTCGGAGGCGTCTCGATGGTTATTCCGTCGTCTTTTAACGCTGGATGATACATTGAAACGAAAGCGGTCATAGATATGATCGAACTACTAATGAGATCGTCGATAATATTTCTTTCGTCTTCCGTCACTGCAATGCGATCCAGTCCGTTTTCAGTGTTTTTGCCTATAAAGCCGGTTATTTTGGAGATACTCTCAAATACCGAAGCTTTGTTGATGTTGATTATCGTTGTCATACTGTATCTTATTTTGATGCGTTTTTTAAATCTTCTATACTTTTTGATATTGCACTTGCAGTCGACTCTGTTCCTTCCTCACTGAAGGGTTCGGCTGCTATAGGAGGCAATACATACTTTAGCACATTGATATATGTGCTAAATTTAGCAGGGGACTCCTTCGGTAGTTCTTCCCAATATTTGACAAAGTCGCTGAAATGGTCAATAATAAAATCCGACATCTTCATGCGAATTTCCAACTTAATCTTGTTTGGTGTTCCTTTTACTCTTCCCCCGACTTTCGGTGCTCCTTTCGGTCTTGCCATATATAGTTTGTAAATAGTTTTTATTGCAAATATAACAATGTATGAAACAATAATATATGATTATTTAATTAAAGTATCAATTTAACATGTGCGTAGTGGTCCTGTAATCTTACATTTGTGGAAAAAAGTATTGATATGTTGGGATTAATAGGAGGTGGTTTAGGGCTTGCAAGTTCAATGTTTGGAGGTATCAAAGCGGCTAAGGAAAGGAAGCGTCAGGATCGGATTATTCGCGAAGCCAAACAGCGGAATGAAGATTTCTTCAACAGTGAATATTACCAAAATTATATGGATCGATCGGATGTGCAGGCGGCCATGAAGCGGGTAAGGGATACGATGAGAAAAAGCAACCGAGCTGCTGCAGCTTCGGCGGCTGTAACAGGCGCAACCCCGGAAGCTGTCGTTGCACAAAAGCAGGCGAATAATGAAATTATCGCTGATGCCGCGTCCGGCATTCAGGCGAATGCCGATGCGTATAAGAACAATGTAAAATCCCTGTACCTAAACCAGCAGAATGCACTTGATCAGGCTCGTCTTGGTCAATCAGTCATGTCGGAAAGGGGGTATGCCGGTATGGCTGGTGGTGCTTTGCAGACTGCTGGTAACCTGCTTGGAAACTCCAAATTAGCGGGTAAGATGGTAGATAGATTGGGAAGTGTGTGGAATAAATAAGGATTGATATGGGATTATTATTCGAGAAGCTAAAAGCAAGACAAAAGCCGGACGGCACGTTTACTCCGGCTCTTGCGGAAGATACGCCTATGTTATCCGGTTCTTCGTTAAATGTTCCTCGACCGGAATATCCAGATAAAGTAGAGGTGGAACCGGTATCACAAACAAGCATTAAGCCTCAAACTATATATGATATCGTAAGTCAGTACGGCAGGCCGCGCTCATATGAGAAAGAGGTTGCAGAAGCGGAACGGCAGAAAAAACTTGGGATGTTATCGGATATATTGGGGTTAGGTGTCAATCTTGCGACTGGTGTAGCCGGTCGTAGGATATTTGACCAGCCTCGATCGAACACAAGCATAGCTGATGCAAGATTGCAAAGACTGAAAGATCTTCAGCGGACAGATAACACCCGATTCGATAATGCTCTTCTTAATGCCCGCTTACAGGATTATCAAAATGAAAGGGCCGCTTCTGCTGCAAAAGCTACTGCTGATTGGAATAAGTATAAGTTTGATATTGACACTCAACTTAAACTTGCAGAGAATACCCGTCGAGCAGCAAAGGATAAAGCAGATGCAGAAATACAGGCGGAGAGGGATAAAAAAACGGCTGAATACAGAAGGCAGAATCTTGATCTCCAGCGACAAAAAATTGCTGCAGGTCTGGACAAAGAAAAAAGAAAAGATAAGTTCGATTATTTGATTGGCCAGAATGGGCGAAAAACAGTGATACCTAAAGACGAAGCAACCGCGGTAGCTGGGTATTTATACAATAGGATGCAGGAAATAATAGCTTCTAATCCTAACGACAGGCGTACAGTTGACGACATAAAAATGCAAATGGGTGAAGGTGGAGATCAGTCAACTAAGATGCTATCTATTGTGAAGAGGAAGATAAAGGATTTTCCAGAGCTACAGGATGAATTGGAGTCGATTATAAACGGGGCATATGAGCCAAAAGATACACAGCAGACCGTTTATGAATATTTACAGCGATTTTTACCAAAACAGGAGTATAGCGGGCCGTATCGTGCTGGTGAGACTTCGGTTGAAAAGAAAAAAGCAGGTATAGATAATGCTGTGATTGATTATGTGCCAGGAATGGGTGCTGCGTCTGATTCGATAAATTCGGCTTATACGTCTGATATAATAGATTGGACGCCGAAAAAGGACACTAATTCTGTTTCTCAATATCGACCTAAATACGAAACTCCGACAATCCCTTTATCTTCTGGGCGCATGTCAAGTGAGGAGTTAATTAAAGCGATCGAGAATAAGAGGGCTGAAGAAAAAAAAGAGTATGATGCTATTTGGAGATCACTAAACAAGTAAAAGTTATGCCAGTATTTGAGTTTGAAAATAAAAAATATAATGTGCAAGATCAATATATAGGTGATTTTGCAAAGGAATATCCAGAATCAACATCTGTAATAGACGTGCAAGGGCAGAAATATCGCGTGAAAGCAAGTGATTATAAATCCTTTATTAAGGAATTTCCTTTGCCTATTGATACGGGTAGCTTTGTTGGTGATTTAGGTGAAAGATTTGCCTCTGGGCTTGGTCATTTGGCCGGGAGTACTCTTAATTTGATGGACAAGGGAACGAAAGCTCTCGAAAAGATAGGTATTCCAAGAAGCGGAACATTTGGTGCAGAGGCGGAAAAGCTCAATGAATGGGCTGATAAACTGCATAAAGCGTCTGATCGTTATAAAGGAAAAGGATTTTCTTCTTTGTGGAGCGATGGTGATTACTCTGGGGCTATGGGATCTGCGCTGTTGAGTGCAACAGAGTCCGCACCTACAAGTCTTGCTATTGCTGGCTCTACTGCTTTGACAGGTGGAATGGCTCCTGGGCTTATTGGCGCCGGAGCCATAACTGCGTCAGACAAATATGATGAGTTGGGTGCGCAAAATCCAGAGTTGAGCGAGGTGAATAAATGGATCAATGCAATTGGTAGCGGTGCATCTGAATCGCTAACAGAGGTCCTTGGTGCCGGAATGATTGGGAAAACGATCGGAAATCTATTGAAAAAGAACGGACGAGTAGCAGCAGCTAATGTGATAAAGAAGAATTTTCTTGATAAAATGGCTGCGTTCGAAAGTAAACATTGGATTACTGCTCCAATTGCCTCGGAAGGAATGGAAGAGATGGCCAACGCATTGGCTGAATATCTCATTGATAAGAAGACGGGGGTAGAACGCACTGACAATATATTTGAAACAATGCTTGATGCCGGTGTGACGGGATCAATGGGAGGGGCGCAGTTTGTTCCTGTGATTGGCGGATCGAAGCTCTATGACTCTAAGCGAAAGAAAAACATAACAAATAACTACAAGGCTTCTTCTGAAACTGCAAAGCGCATTTTGGGAGAAGATATGGATAAATTTAACGAAGTAGTACTTAAGCATTCACAGTCTCTTGGATCTGTACAGGATTTTGTCGATAAAGTTGCCTCTGTTAAAGGATTGAGTAGTGAGGATCTTGCAGATATACGAAAGTATACAATCAGTCTGCTGAATTATAACGGATATGTAGACTATGTGCAGTCACGTATTGACGAAGAAACAAGGCGTCGTATGGATGATGTTGGCCGAACGGCCAATAAAGACATGGGGCAAGTTGTTACAGTCAAATTTCCTTCTTCAGACCAGCCGGTTTATATAACAGGCGGTAATATTGTTTTTGACGAAGAAGGATTGGTGGATGCAAAACAGTCGGATGATATTTTGTATTATCTTGATGAAAATGGCAAAGTCCAGCAAGGACGACCTGAAATGTTCGATAGTTTGATCGAACAGTATCCAGTTGAGCAATTATATGCCGATATCATAAACACAGTCCCCGGCGAAGTGATTGCACAAGAAGAGATGGAGTCCGAAGCAGCAGATATGCAGCCGGTGATGTTTAATCCTGGCGATTTGGTGAATTTGGTGGACGGTCGTCAAGGGATAGTGCAGCAGATGAGCGATGATGGAGGTGTTATCGTTGAAGTTGATGGCATGACGGAAGAAATAGGGTTGGATTCTGTTATTGTCAATATGTCAAAAAATCAAACCCAAAATGAGGATTCTTCAACGGATGGAGACAGCAAAGTGTTAGAAAATGTGCCGGAAAAGACGTTGGAGAGTGTTGTCGCATCGTTGCCTAAACGAAATGACGGGACGATCGACTATAAGGCCATGACTCCACAGCAGCAATATGAATATACGTCCCTTTCCGAATCTCCTCAGACGGCTCTTGAAGATTTGCGTGCGGATATAGAGAATAAACGAAGTGAAGTATCCAAGTCGGAATCCCGGATTGAGAAAGCATCGGGTGGGGAACGTGCATCGTTGCGGGATGAAATACGTGTAAAAAAACAGGAATTGGCAGATCTGGAAGCGTTTTACCAGACTGTCACGCCAGATGCGGAGGGTTCTGCCGAAGGAAATGTTATTTTACCAGAAGGTGTTATTGCATCCCAGACAGAAATTCCGATTAACCAAGAGTCAAATACTCCAGAATCATCTATTCCCATGGACGAGGCTGGTAATCCTATTTATCATCAGGCGGAAATCAGTGATACTTTAGATGCTCTTCTTGACGGTTCCCTAACACTTGAAGAAGTGGACCAGTTTGTAAATAATCATATTTCTGATGCAGAAAGGCGTTTAACCGAGTCGGGCAAAAAGGCTCCTGTGATGGAGCTTGATATAGACAGTTATAAAGCCAGAAAAAAAGAGTGGGAAGAAGGGCGGAAGCCTATCGAACAGGAAAAGAGCTATTGGGAAGATATTAAATCAAAATTGCAGGATGCCCGTGTGAAACCGGGTGAAGAAGCTGCCATTAATTTAATGCGTAATACTGCACCACAAAGCGGGGAGGAGATGGCTGCACAAATGCTGGCCAATGGTTCTATAAAGTTGCTGCAGGATGATTATCGACGTGAAACCGGGGGACGTATGTCTGAATCCCGTTCGCTGTTTGGATTGTTTGCCGGGAAAGATAAAGGTGGTGTATCGATAGAGCGTGCCGGCGAAATCCTGATGCAGGCGGATTTGGAGAACGGTACTAATTTCTTTGACCAGAATGATCCGAATGCCGGTCGTAATGCTATTATTGAGGTGCTCTCGACAGCGCGTACCCGTGGCGATCTGATCAACTACATCAAGAATCGCCGCGAAGCGAAAGCCGAGGAGATGCGGCAGGCAGAATATAACGAATATGCTCGCTGGTGTGAGGAAAATTATCACCTTTCGCCTGAAGATTATGAGGCATACGAAGATGCGGTTGTTCGTGATTTTAAAGAAAAGCTGCTTACTGATGAAGAACAATTTGAGTTGGATTCTCAGATGGCTGACGAAATTCAGGCAATCCAGGAGGAACTGGAAGAAATAGATGCTATATTGGCACAAAATAGAACAGAAAAAGATGAAAACACTGAAGGAAATGACGAAAGCGGAGGCGATGTCTTACGCGAAGGAGGCAGCGAGATACTGCAAGGAGAACAATCTGCTCAGACCGGGCGAAGTGGAGAAATTGAAGCAGGAGAACCGGCTGGCCCCGGTGTTGATCGCGCGAATGGAGTTGCACAAGAAAGCGCACCCGGAGAAATAAAACCGATAGGTAAAGGAGTCTTTGGTGATATCTATAACCAATTCAGAGGCAAGGCTAAAGAAGCAATAAAGTTCCTCTTAAGGAAAAGAAGCGGAGAAGCGATAGGCGCACTTCACCACAAAGAGGTCGGAGATATAGATCTTGTTTGGGGCAAAGAGGGGACAGGGAAGAGCAATGGCTTTGGACTATCTAAACTTGCCAAGTTCCACCCCGAGGTTCTCGACAGCTTGCAGGACATCTTAGACGACATGGTGGTGATAAGCCGTAGTGCTAACCGTGTAAACCTTGAGAGTAAAACGCATAAAGCGGCTGTGCGCCTTGAATGGGATGGAGAGAAGAAGAATTGGCTATTGACTGCCTTTGAAAAAGAAAAGCCAACGGCTACCGACAGGACGACAGACATTGGCGATACTGAATTGCAGAATGACACAGCTCCTCTGCAAACCGAAAGCTCTTCTATCGACAAAGATAGTGATTTATCTCGTAATAACAGTGAGTTAGGCGAAAAAATTGCAGATGCCGAAGCAAATACTGATATAAATCCTACCGAAGCCCAGAAGGAAGCCGGCAATTACAAGAAAGGGCATGTGCGTGTAGGTACATTTGATATTAGCATCGAGCAACCGAAAGGTTCTGTTCGTAGTGGTGTGGATGCTAATGGCAAGAAGTGGGAAACGACCATGCAGAACACCTACGGCTACATTCGTGGTACGGAGGGCGTGGACGGCGACCATATAGATGTGTTCCTATCTGATGATATTGACGGGTGGAACGGTCGAAAAGCGTTTGTGGTGGATCAATACAACGAGGACGGCAGCTTTGACGAGCATAAGGTAATGCTTGGCTTCAATGAGGCGGCCGATGCCGAGACGGCTTATTTCGCCAACTATGACAAAGATTGGGCGAAGAAGCACAAGACGGTGGTAACCCCCGTAAACTTGGAGGATTTTGAGAAGTGGATAGGTAGCAGCCACCGCAAGACAAAAGCGTTTGCAGAATATAAGAGTGTAAAGACAGAAGACGTTCCTCAAAAAGCGGAATCTTCTGTTTCCGGCAATGGATACACTATTGAGCCGGCACAATACACTACCAAGCGAGGCAAGGTATTGGACATGCACCTTGTAAAATTTCAGTCGGAATTGCGCAAGGAAGTTCAGAAGCACACAGCCATGTTCGCCAAAGAGATGAAAGGCTGGTGGGATAGAGAAAAACGTGGATTTATGATGCGTAGTGAAGAAGATGCCAGACGATTGGTTGACTACGCCACAGATACACAATCACAACCCCCATTATCCCTGTCCGATTTGTCTAAGGTCAATGACGGTGATGTGCAGTTTGCAGAGTCTCCACAGGCGAAAATACAGAAGCAGGAAGAAAAGCAGGAATATACCCCTGTATGGCAATACTCTGTTTCCGTTGACAAGGAAACAGGATATACCACATTGAAGCGTGATGACGTGAGCGGCTCTATCCCTATTGGGGATGGACATTTCAATTACACAGCAAACAGTCCTGAAGAAATGTTGGAGATTGTGCGCAATCCTAAGAATTTCGATCAGGAGCTGCGTGATGCTGTTGAAACTATTCTTGAAAACAAGGTCAAGATTAGGGAAATTGCACGTGCAGAAAAAGCAGAAACCGTAAAGCAAGAGCCTAAGTCGGAAAATAATCCGAGCGGCAACCGTCTTGTTACCGATGAACGGTATGCGGAGCTTCGCGAGCGTATGCGCAAGAAACTTCTCGGTCAAATGAATATCGGTATAGATCCAGAGATACTTGCTATCGGTACGGAAATGGCTGTGTATCATTTGGAGAAAGGATCGCGGAAGTTTGCCGAGTATGCAACGGCCATGATTGCAGACTTGAGTGATGCCATACGTCCATACCTTAAAGCGTTTTACAACGGTGCGAGGGATCTGCCCGAAGTTTTAGAAAATGGTTTGAACAAAGAAATGTCTTCTTACGATGAAGTTCAGGCATTTGATGTAACCAATTTTGATAAACCTGGTATTGACATTTTTGCGACTACTGAAACCATAGCGAGAGAAGCAGAAGTAAACAAGGAAGTTGAAATTGCCGAAGAACGTATAAAGAAAACTGGTTCGACGCGCAAAAAGATTGAGAAAAAAACAATAATTTCGCGTAAATCAAACAGCTTAGATTTGTTTGACAATCAATTTGATAATAACGAAACTAATAACAAAGATGGATTACGAAGAAATGATGCAGTTCGCTCCGAAGGATTGTCAACCAACGGTAATCGACACGGGCAAGGATTATCAAGAGGCACTGAAACAAGTGGCGAAAACGAACAACAAGCCGGTAGAGGAACTGACAACGAAAGAGAAGGAACAGGCGATGCAGTCGATAGGGCTGTGCGACCTCGACTTTCAGATTCCTTAAACGAACAAAGCATTGAGGGCAAACGCAAGAAAGAGATTGAAAACAACCGAAAACTTGCCGATGAACTCAAAGGTGTTACATTGCACCTGAACGACAAACTCGGAGGAGAGCATGAGGTTTCCGGTATTGTCTATTATGAACTTGCCAACGTATTCCATTGCAATGACAATATAAGCGGACCATTCCAAGTAACACGCAAGGAACTTGATGCTATTCTCAAAGTTGCACGCAAAAATGAGGACAAGAATACATTTGCCCCCAAGAATACCCGTAACAACCATTCGGAACGTGGCAAAGACCATGCTCCGACATCGGTAGATGCACGTGTCGAAGCCAACATCAAGGCTATCGAGCTTGCAAACCTGTTGCTTGAAAGTGGCGAACAGGCTACAGAAAAACAGATGCAAACCCTTCGCAAGTTCAGCGGCTGGGGCGGTTTGGGTAAGGCTTTCAACGAAGGTACATCGTATGTTCCTAACCCGATTGCAAAGAAGCTCCGTGAATTGCTTGGCGAAAAGGCGTATAAAGAGGCTGTAATGAGTGCAAATAGTGCCTATTACACTCCGGCATACGTTGTGGATACGCTTTGGGACATTGCCGAACAAATGGGTTTCAATGGTGGAAACATTCTTGAAGGTTCTGCCGGTATCGGCAATATCTTGGGGCAGATGCCTACAAACATCAGTGAGCGTAGCAATATCCATGCCATAGAGATTGACGGAACTTCAGGTGGTATTCTCTCGCTCCTTTATCCTGATGCCAAAGTGGAAATACAGGGCTTTGAGCAGACACGTATACCTAACGGCAGTGTGGATTTGGCTATTACCAATGTTCCGTTCGTTACCGGGCTCCGTGTAAACGATACTACGGGTGACAAAGATCTGTCGAAGAAATTCCACAATATACACGATTTCTGTATAGCAAAGAATGTGCGCAAACTGCGTGAGGGCGGTTTAGGCATTTTTATCACGTCCAACGGTACGCTTGACAACAGCAAGAAACTCCGTGACTGGATTGTGAGCGAGGGAGGTTCAGACTTCGTGGGTGCTTTCCGTATGCACAACAAGACTTTCGGCGGCACCGGAGTAACCTCTGACATCGTTGTTATTCGCAAGCGTGTGAACGGACAGAAGTCTGCCCATGCCATTGATGTAAGCGATGTGAGCGGAGAACGTATGACGGAGTACGACACTGGGAAAACACGCAAGGTTAAGGGCAAGGAAATGCCTGTCATCAAGCAACTTTCGATGGACTACAACCGATATTTCATTGAACATCCCGAAAATATGGCAGGTGAAATGCACTTTGCATTTGAGAAAGGCGCCACTTTCCGCCCGACAAGCAAGAGTTTATACCCTAAGCAAGACAAGAAGCAGGAAGATATGTTATCGGAGTTTGTCCGTTCATTCAGTGCAGAGGAATTTGGCGAACGCAACACAGAACTTGTCACTGATGCAATGCCCGGCAAGAAGATTGGTGAAGTGTTTGTCAAAGACGGAAAGCTGTACATCAACTCAACCGCAAGCGCACAACCTCTCGATGTGAATGTCAACAAAGTAAAGGGGCATACGAAAGTTGAATGTTTCAAGGCATACACAACTATTAAGGAAGCCCTTGCGGAAGTCCTTTCCTATCAGACCGAGAACGAAAGTGATGAGGGACTGAAGCCCTTGCTTGACAAACTCAACAAGGCATACGATGATTTTGTTTCCACATACGGACACTTCAACAAGAACACAGCCATTGCATTCCTCCGTAATGATGTGGACTATGCCAATGTGTTCGCTCTTGAAAAGTTTGAAGAAACGGCAGATGAAAAAGGGAACCGGGTACAGAAATTTGACAAGACCGATATATTTAGCAAGCGTGTTGTTGAAAAAGAGAAAGAGCCTACTCCAACCAATATTAAGGACGGTATTATTGCAAGTATCTTCAAATTCGGTCGTGTTGATGTACCATACATCGCTGAACAACTTGGTACAGGTATTGAGGATGTGAAGAAAGAAATAATCAAAAGCGGTTATGGCTTCGAGAACCCTGTAACCCGGCAGACGGAAGCATCGTATCAGTACTTGAGTGGAAATATCCGTGAAAAACTCCGTCAAGCAAAGGAAAACAACGAGAATGGGGAATTTGACCGTAACATCAAGGCATTGCAGAAGGTTATGCCTATGGAAATTCCTGCGCATTTGATTGATTTTACCCTCGGAAGTTCTTGGATTGATCCGAAACTATATGAGGATTTCGTAAAAGAACGCACGGAGGTTGACGTACGGTTTACAGCTGTTGGCGGTACTTGGTTTATGAAAGAACCATACTTTACTAACTATGAAAAGAACCGCGCAATGGGTGTAACCAGTGAAATGCTCGGTCGAACCATTATGGGACACACGCTCATAGAAGCCGCCATTCAGAATAGAAGCATCACGGTTTCCACCACCAAGAAGCATTATGACGGCACAACCGAAACCATTACCGACAAGGAAGCGACACAGGCATGCGCTGCCAAGATTGACGAAATTCGTCAGGACTTCAAAGATTGGGCAAGGCAGAAGATGCAAGACGATCCGAAAATGTCTGCATTGATTGAACGTATCTATAATGACACGTTCAACAACTTTGTGCCGATGAGCATACCCGATGAGTTTGTGCCAGAATATTTTGGTGGTGCTTCGCATAAGTTCAAGATGCGCCCGCATCAAGGCAGAGCCATTGTAAAAGGCACACAGCAGCCTTTGTTGCTTGCCCATGAGGTTGGAACTGGAAAAACCTTTACTCTAATCTCCACCGCTATGGAAATGCGCCGTTTAGGGACTGCACGCAAACCGATGATTGTAGTACAGAACGCTACCGTTGGACAATTTGTTGCGAGCGCAAAAGAACTGTACCCCAATGCCAAGATACTGACACTTGAAGAAGCAGACCGTAATGCAGAGGGTAGAAAGAACTTCTATGCCAAGATACGCTATAACGATTGGGACATGATTGTCGTTCCCCAATCGACATTTGAATTTATCCCAGACAGCGAGGAAAGGGAGATGGCTTTCGTCCAGAATAAAATTGAAGAAAAGATGCTTATTCTTGAAAAGATGAAAGAGGAAGATCCAGACGGAAAGAGCATGATTACTCGACAGGCTGAACGGGAAATTGAATTGTTAGAGGAACAGCTTGCCGAACTTACAGATAATGCTTCAAAAAGACGTACTGCCAACGATGAAAAGAAACGTGCAGTAGCCTTGCAGAATGCAGAGGTTAAAGCCATAGAAATGCTTGATCGCCGGACTGACGATGTGGAAAACTTTGACGACATGAACATTGATGCTCTGCTTGTAGATGAAGCGCACGAGTATAAGCATCTCGGATTTGCCACTGCCATGCAACGTGGAGTTAAAGGTGTGGACCCGTCATACAGTAAGAAGTCGCAAGGCGTATTTCTGAAAACACAAGCCATTTTGGAAAAAAACAATGGACGGAACGTAATATTCGCTACTGGTACGCCCATTAGCAACACCGCTGCAGAAATTTGGACATTTATGCGCTATCTCATGCCGGCTGACACGATGAAAGAGTACGGTATCTATTACTTTGATGACTTTGTGCGCAACTTCGGTAACATTCAGCAAATGTTGGAGTTCACCACAAGCGGAAAATTCAAAGAGAACAACCGTTTCGCCGGATATGTCAATCTTCCCGAACTGGTGCGTATATGGTCGGGAGTGTCCGATACCGTCCTGACCAAAGAAGCCGGTGGAGTAAAGGACAAGATTCCCGAAATGGAAGGAGGAAAGGCACAAGATCTTTATCTGCCACAGACACGCGCATTGCGTAGCATTATGAAGTTCGTAAAGAGCGAACTTGAACATTATGAGCAGATGAGCGGCAAGGAAAAGAAAGAGAACAGCCATATTCCTCTTACGATGTACGGTATTGCCAAAGCCGCAGCCGTGGATGCCCGACTGGTTCTGTCCGATACGGAGGACGATCCGAATAGCAAGACTAACGAAGCCGTACGCCAGACTTTGCGCTCGCTGAAAGAAACAGCCGACTACAAAGGTACGGTTGCCATCTTTGCCGACAATTACCAAAACAAGCAGAGCGGTTTCAACCTGTACGATGACATCAGAGACAAATTGATTGCAGAGGGTGTTCCTGCTGATGAGATTGTAGTAATGAGGTCGGGAATGACCGTCAAAAAGAAACTTGAAATCTTTGAAAAGGTAAACCGTGGCGAGGTTCGCGTGATTCTCGGTTCGACCTTTACGCTCGGTACAGGCGTGAACATTCAGGAGCGCTTGCATACACTGATACATTTGGATGCACCCAACCGCCCTATGGACTATACTCAACGCAATGGGCGCATCTTGCGACAAGGCAACTTGCACAAAGATATGGGTAAGCCTGTACGCATCTTGCGTTTTGGAGTTGAGGACAGTTTGGATGTTACCGCATACCAACGTTTGAAAACGAAAGGAGCCATTGCTGACAGCATCATGAACGGTAAACAGGTAATGACAAACAGTATGTCCAATCGTGTGCTTGAAGAGGAAGAGGATGTGTTCGGTGATACTGTTGCTCAACTCTCTGGAAGTGAATATGCGATGTTGAAAAATAATGCGGAAAAGAATGTACGCAAATATGAAAGTAGAAAAAAGCAATGGGAAGCCGATCAAACCTATATCCATAATGCTAAACCAAGATTAAAAGGCTTGATTAAAGATGCAGATGCACGTATTGAGAAATACAGCAAATTGTTAGCTGATATTCGATCTGCATTTCCCGATGGCAAGTTCAAAGAGATTGTTATTGGGAAAAATCATTTTACGGCCGTTGAAGGCATGGAAGATTTTTTCAAAGAATATAATAAAAGTATACTTGCGGATGCCAAGAAGATAAAAGATGGTGACATTGCCGGTGATCAGACACGAGAATTAACCGTGCAGATTAGCAATTTCACTTTTAAAGTAAAAACCTTTTTGCAAAAGGAAATGAATCGGGACGGTGGTGCTTTGTTTGTAGAGGTACATCGTAAAATGTCCTATTCCTGTCCCGAACTTAATTTAGAGGCAGTACCTGTGAAGCAATCGTTACTACGTAATGCTATTGAAGACATTGTAAAGAATGTGATTACGGGTAAAGATGATGCCAACAGGTTGGAAGTTGCTAAGAATAGTAAAAAGCATAACGAGGCTGAATTGGAACAGCTTTTATCAAGAGAAGGTAAGCCTTTCGAATATGAGGATGAACTGGTGCAGGCGAAAAAACAATTTGAAGAGTATACCGAACTGATGAAAAAAGAGCTGAAGGAAAAGGAGGCCAAGTATGCAGAAATGGATAAAACTGTTGAAACAGCTACCGATATCGTTAATATCGGAGAAGAGGATGAAGCGCAGTCCCATATCAATCGTAAAGACGATAAGAATGTCCGCTTCCGCAGTGTTTCCGATTCTTTAATGGAAACCTCGTCTAAGTTTTCACAGGTGGCAGCCATTGATGAATTGGCAAGTGGCCTACATATTCCGATACACATCATCCGGGATGTAAACGATATCACGAACGATGACAAAGATACTCAACGGAAGAAACGAGGGGCCAAAGGTTGGTATGATATGGATACTGGCGAAGTATATTTGGTTTTGCCCAATGCCGAAAGCATCGCTGACGCACAAGCGACCATTTTACACGAGGTCGTTGCGCATAAGGGGCTTCGCGGACTATTAGGAGAAAAGTTTGACGACATGATGGATTCTGTCTATCGCAACCTACCGGAAGATGTGCGCCGTAAGGTTACCCGTGCCGGACTTTCCCGCTATGGGGGAGACTTCAGGATCGCGACGGAAGAGTATTTGGCCTCTGTTGCAGAAAACGGTGTATCCGAGCCGTCCATTTGGCAAAAGATAAAATCGGCCATCCGCGGATTTTTCCGGTCGTTGGGAATCGATTTGCGTATGCGGGATGAAGATATTGCTTATATGTTATGGAAGAGTAAGAACCGTCTTGAAAAAGGTGATTCACTTGTTACGATCATTCATAAAGTGGCCAAAGATGGAAATATGCGTGATACATTGTTGTTCCGTGATCCCCTGGTGCGTGGCGGGATAATGCTTGGCACTCCATCGGAAGACAGAAGAACAATGATACGGACCATTGGTGTGGTATCGGAAGGTGCGAGAAGTTTTTCCACTATGACACGTGAATTCTACAAGCGTTTCCGTGAAGGCTACCAAGACCAGAAGATCCGCATCCGTGACTTTCAAAAGGCTGTAGAGAAAGAGACGGGACACAAAGTAAAAGATTATGAGGATGCCTATATCTACGAGAATACGACGCAGGGACGGGCAGAATATGATGTGAACCATTTCAAAGCGAATGAATTTGCCGTCTTAGTGAACGAGGTTGCCCGCTTATCCAGAGATGGCAAAAATATAGACAAGGAAAAACGACGTAAGGTTGATCTTTACATGAAGGCAAAGCACGGTTTGGAACGTAACGAGGTAATGCGTCGTGAGGCACTTGCATCAGTAGAACAGCCATCCCCCGAACTGATTGAATCGATCGGTAATAAGGACTTTGCCGGGCTGACCGCCATAACAAAAGCCTTATCTTCGGAGACAAAGGGCATGGATGAAGATATTGTTCGCCAGTTTGTCGAAAAGTTTGAAGAGGAAAATGATACGAAGAAACTTTGGGAGGCAGTAGGGATAGCAACCCGCGCTACGTTGGAAAAGATGTATCAATGCAATCTGATTAGCCGTGAATCCCGTGATCGTATTTCTGGTAAATATGAATATTACGTTCCTTTGAAAGAGTGGGAGGAAACGACTGCAGGCGATATCTGGGACTATATAGATAGTAACCGTGATATAGTTTCCAATCCGATCAAAAAGGCAAAAGGACGTACTTCTATGGCAGGTGACATCTTGGCGAATATTGCAAGCGACTACGAAAGCGCGACAATGATGGGTTATAAAAATCTTGTGAAACTTCGCTTTGCTAATTTGGTCCGAAATAGTAAGACCGGCATGGCAAGCGTTTCCAGACAATGGTATGTAAAGAGCGGTGTTGATACCGAAGGTCGTACTCTTTGGGAGCCAGTGTCCGCAACTGGATTGACAGAGGATGCCGAAACGAATGCAAGTATCATTAATGATTTCGAGGAAAAGATGAAGGAACTGCAGGAGAAAGGTGAGGCTAAGACGCAACAAGAAGTATTGAACCTTGGTGTGCCGATCAAAGATTGGCAAGAGCAGCAGCATGTCGTCAGGGTAAAAGAAGGTGGACGTGACCTATTGGTTTACATCAATGGGAATCCAGTCGTTTCTCAAGCAGTCAATGGCATTAATAGAGCGAGTCTTGATAATATGGTTCTGAAAGGATTGAACAATGTGCGTAAATTCATGATGCAGAATTACACTTCGCGCAATATTAATTTCATCCTCCGCAACTTTGCACGTGATTTTTTCTATGCCAACACGATGAATTTTGTAAAATATGGAGCAGCTTACGAAGGAAGGTTCCTTAAAAACTATCCTCTGGCCCTTTGGCGTATCGCCAAAGTAGAAATAGGGGGAAGGACTGATTTGGAATACGAAGCGTTTCTTCGTGGTGGCGGCAAGACCGGATACGTAGCGACATTCGGTTATGATAAGTACAAGAAAGAGGTGGAACGTCTGTTGAATAGAAACGCAGGGGGCCGTGTCCGTGTCAAAGATGTGTTCAATGTGCTTGGGGGATACTTCGAAATGGTGAACGGCGTGGTAGAAAACGGTGGACGCTTTACTACTTATCTTACAGCCAAAGAATCTGGAATGACAGAACTACAAAGTATCAACGCAGCAAAAGAAGTGTCGGTAAACTTCAATCGACGAGGTAGCGGTGCGATGGGTGCGGTTTATATGCAGAACTTCTTTCATTTCTTTAATGCGGCTATACAAGGAACGCATAACTTTGCTCATGCGGCAAAGCATAATCCCGTACGAGCAGGTGCGGCTGTTGCTATGTGGGCGACGCTTGGATTTGCCGTTAGTACTTTGTCTAAAATGCTTTTCGGAGATGATGACGAGTATAACGATATCCCAGATTATATACGGCAGAATAATTTGGTCCTGCCTATAATGGGTGCACCGGGGAAATATGTACTCTTACCTCTTCCAGTTGAGCTTCGAATGCTGTTCGGGCTTGGTGATATGTCGGCACAGTATACAAGAGGCGAATATAAGGGGCGTGACTTTACATCGGATGTCATGGGTAAATTAATGGATGTGCTTCCACTTAGTATTGAGTCAAATGCGACAGATAATCTTGTCGAAGCAGCCACTCGTACATTTACCCCGGACATGATATCTCCAATTACGGAGGCGTATCTCTTCAATGAAAACTACTTCGGGAAACGGATCACGGGGCGCAACGAGTTTAATAAGTATGTTCCAGAATATCATAAGGTAACGACTGGAACCAGCAAAGCGATAATCAAAGCCTCCGAACGGCTGAATAGTCTGTCGGGAGGCGATTATGCCTCTAAAGGAAAATTGGATTATGCTCTTTTGAATCCTTCTGCCGTAGAGTACCTTTTCGAACAATACTTAGGTGGCGTAGGTAAAGCCATCGCTCAATGCTACAAAACGGTGGAAGGTGCAGTAACCGGAGATGTGCAGCTTAGGAATATCCCGGTTGTGAGCGGGCTGACCTATGACACGGAAAATATGGTTCCGCGTAATTATACAAACGAACGCTATAACCATTACGTGAAAGAGTATGAAGAGATGCAGAGTAGGGATAGGATGTACCGTAAAGGTCTCGAAGGAGGTAAGGACCTGTCGGGTAATTACAAATCCTTTGCCAATAGTCGTGCATACCGGCGTTATCAAACGACCGGCTTTTATAAAAAAGCGATTGAAAGTATGTATGATATGGCCCGCTTGATGGATGGAGAAGAAAAGAAAGCTCTTTACGAACAGGCGAGAAAGACAAAAGAAATGATGATTAACGAATTAGACAAAATAGGAGATGAATAGAAAGTTTTATAACCGTAGATTGAAACCGGGAGTGGAGCGGGATGGTCGCACCCGGTCAGCTATTAGTTTGACAAAGGCTACAGATGTGCTGAAAGAGGCTGAAAATGCTTGGTGGGGACTTAGTGAGGTTCGCAAGAAGGCTGCACGTTCCCAGATGTATGGATTTGAAGATCAATGGGGCGATCTTGTTATTGATCCAGCAAGTGGGAAGAAAGTGACAGAAAGTGCATATATTCGATCGCAGGGTAAAGTGCCTTTGAAAAACAATGTCATTCGCCCGATTTTGAAAAATATCGACGGACAATTCCGAAATAACCAAACGAAGCCCGTTTGTGTTGTTAGGGATAAAAGGGAAAGTAAGATTGGAGAAATGATGAGCATTGCAATTGAGTATTGCCATCAGATCAATGAAACGACGGAAATGGATGCTGCAAGTTTGACGAATCTTATGCTTTCAGGGTTATGTGCCCAACGAGTGGAGTACGGCATGAACCCAGCTAAACAAAATTTGGATGTGTGGGTTTATCCAACCAATACTTATCGGTTATTCTTCAACACGGATATAGAAGATCCTCGGACATGGGATCTTCGTATTATCGGAGAAATGTATGATATGACTCTTTCGGATATTGTGGCCGCATTTGCTCGTGATAAAACAACCTGTGATGATATTTATCGGATTTACGGTGATCACAACGGGGCTACCTGGGCTGATTCGTTTGGATTACAGGGGGACCAGAATAAAAATATGGATTTTTATATGCCGTCCCGTCCAGATCTTTGCCGGGTGATCCTTGTTTGGAAAAAGGAAAGTCGGGAAGCACTTTTTTGCCGTGACCTATTGAGTGGGGAATGGTGGTATTCCAATCTTTCCGACAGAAAATCGATAGATGTTTTAAATAAGCAGCGTATGGAAGAAGCTTTAGCTAACGGCATGGACCCGGAAGATGTGCTTCTTGTGGAATATACCTATTCAATTGAGCAATATTGGTATTATCGTTACATGACTCCGTTCGGAGATGTGTTACAGGAAGGGCGTTCACCTTACTGGCATAAAGAGCATAATTACATATTGAACATTTATCCGTTTGTCAATGGTAAAGTCTTTAATTTTGTTGATGACTTTATTGATCAGCAAAAGTACATAAACCGGACGCTTACGATGATCGATTTTATTCGTTCGTCTACTGCGAAAGGCCTTCTCATTGTGGATGAAGATGCTTTTCAGGGAATGAGCCGGGAGCAGATTGTAGATGAATATGTACGTTATAATGGTGTGCTTTTTGTTCGTCTTAAACAGGGCCAAAATATACAGAATATCGTTCATCAATATAATGGATCTGCGGCTGTTGCCGGAGATTACGAACTATTGAACTTACAATTGAAACTTATCAATGATATTTCTGGTGTAAATTCTGCAATGCAAGGCCAAACGCCATCTTCTAATACGCCATCTTCGCTTTATGCCCAGCAGGTTCAGAATTCAAGTATGAATGTTAAAGGCTTGCTTGATTCTTTTCGTAATTTTCAAAAGAAGCGAGACAATAAAGTAATGAAGACGATTCAGCAATTTTATACTTCTGCTCGATATATAGACCTTGCCGGATCAGACTATTCGAAAGAAAGTAAATGGTATGATCCGGAAAAGGTACAAGATTCAGAAATAGATGTCTATATTACGGAAGGTTCTAATACTCCGGTTTATCAAATGGTGATGAATGATTTCTTGATGGAGCTTTACAAAAATCAGGCAATAAATGTCAAGCAATTGCTTGAAAATTCGTCACTTCCGTTTGCTGAACGTATCTTGGAAAGTATTAAGCGGGATGAAGCGGAGATGTTGCAGGCCCAAGAGGAAGGTCGTATGGCACAACTTCAGGGAATCCCTTCTGAGGTCATAGGTCAAATCCGAGCATAATTTAAAATAACGAGACAAGATCATTTCCGATCTTGCCTCGTTTCATATTGTGGCTTCCGATATGACCTTACGGGTTGGTGTGGCTATTGGGGTATTTACGGCAAATGGAAGACCTATCCGATAGCAGATCCATACGCCGATAGCACGAGTCATGAGTCTGTCATCATGCATTCCTTCGACAGCTCCCATTGTTTTACCATCTTCCTTGATTTCAAATGTGTCGTGTTCGTCTACGGCTTCCTCGCATCTTTCGATGTATAAAGAATCCCGTATTGCTTTTGCTTGATGGGAGATAACCATAGGCTTGGTTGATGTGTTGGTGTGAAATCCCCATTTTGCTGGGGCGCCTTGTCTGATTTGGTCGGCTGGGGTGCGACAGTAGAGATTGGAGTAATGCCCTGCTATCTCGTCTAAGATGTATTCGAAATTATTGCCTTCCGTGCCTTCTGTTTCAAGCGTGTTACTTTCTATTACAACCATAGCATCCTCCTCGTCAGCATAAAATGTCGCCATCTGTACAGCCTTCCAAGCGCCTTTATCGTGGTCGATATGGCCGTGCCATTCGGCGACCACTTCTGGGATGCCTCCGTCCATCATCCAATAGCGGTCAAAGACGGTGATATCAGTGTAGTCGGCTTCATCAGAAACTCCCCCTACGTCCATAACGACAATATAACGATTTCGATATCGTTTTGATTTATCCGGCATTTTCCAAATGGACAAGCAGCCCGTTTCTTCTTTTGACAACCGAAGGTTCTGAAGGCTTTCTGTACCCGTTTCTTCCGAACCTGAAATTTCACCATGAAAAATAGGATCGATGCAAGTTTCGCGTAGTTTGAGTGTGTCTGAAAGCCGGAAACGTCGTCGGCCGGTAGATTGAAAGGCTTCTGTTGGAGTGCTTGGATATTCGGAATTCATACGCCAAATGTCTTTCATGTCTTTCTTTTTTACTCTATACCAAGCGATAGCTTCCAGAGTGGCTCCCAGTTTCCAAAGGTCCCATTCGTATTCGTCCATAGAATGGATAAACTCTTCGTAGTTATCAATAGGAATTGAATAAATATCAATATCAAACCATGCTACAAAGATGGGGAGCAGGTTATTTTTGCCTTTGACAGCCTGTTGCCATGTACGATGAAAAAAATTACCAACGCCTTTTGCCGTACTTTCCAACCCTAAAAGCGTATATGCTGTATCATAAATGGAGCCGGATATGGATTGGATAAGGTCCTCCGGTTTTTTGCCTGGTGTAGCTCTCCAAAGTCCAATTTCGGTTAGATGAGCTCCTGATATGTCACCACTTCGAAGCGTATCGGGTTTTTGGAAAGATCCGATCGAGACAACACAATTTGTGTTTTGAATGACTTTGTTTTTGCTTGAACCTTCAAAGGGTGTGAATTTAACCGTTTCTCCAAGCAGATAGGAAGGGTATTTATTTAAGGCCTTTGTGATCATTGCCCGAACGTTTCTTGACTGTGTTTCCACATCTCCACAAATGACGGTATTCCAGTTCCGACGATGTACGAGCATTATCCAAAGCATATAAATTTGGACGAGTGTTGAGCCTCCCCACTGTCGTGCTTTTAAAAGGATAAACTTGATAGGTTTTCCAGCCTTTCGCAGTTTTTCAAGTTTATTCAGCACTCTTCTTTGCGCACGATTTAGTTTAAACGGGATATCTTTTGGACTCACTTTATCTTTTATAAAGATGAACGAATAGGCCCAGAATTCAAAGTCGTATATTATTCGATATTTTATAAATTCAATCCAAAGCAGGTTCAGAGCTTCTTCGGAATACTTCACTTCTTTAATAAATCGGGTAATATATCCTTTGAATCCGTATTTGGCGAGTCTACGGATAAACAGGTTTTCTTTTATCAATTCAACCGGTAAATACATGTCGCCAATAGGGGAGCCTTTTATTGAAATCTTTTTCCGTTCTCCTACGGCACCAAGGCCGGTGACTGGATTGTATGGTGCGTTTATTATTTCGTGTCTTTTTCTGTTTTCTTCCAAGATACTTTCGACCTCGAAATCATTGTGAGTGTCGTGCATAATCGAGATAAAATGAATGAGATTACTAAAGCTGAAATATGTATTCTCCAATTAATGACATTGTAGCCGAACATCGACTGCAGCATTAACATTATAAGCAGCATGATTGTATATTTCTGTCGCATCGAATGTCCGTCTTGCCATATTTTGCTTAAATACATGCCGATCATGGAAAATATAATGGTTGATGCGCCGAATGTCGGTTTTTCAGAGCAAAAGATTGCTGAAGACAGGATTACAGATATCGGTATTACGATAACCGGGGCTTTGCGTCCATAATATTCCGCAATCACTGGTTTATATATCAGATATCCGATTGAATTGAAGAACATGTGCATAAAGGTCAGATGTATGAAATTGTATGCGATCAGTTGCCAGTATCGGAATCCGGAGGACAGCCCGTAATCGCTTAGATCGTAGTACCGTGATAGGGAATAAAAAAGGACAAATATGAATACCAAAATCATTTTCTTTTTAATTTGTCATTAATAATGCGTACAAATTGCCTTTTTTCGATATAGAAAGAGGGAGCTTCATTATTGATGATGGTCTCCAAATAGCTATATCCCGGATATTTTAACCCTTTTGCAACAAATTTCCTGAAAATGCTGTCATACATGTCTATTTTCATGGGGTTGTACATGTCCGGTTGTATCCCTCTATACATAAGCGATATGTTTCTGATAGCGACTTCTAAGGTGATGTAATACCTTGGAGCCGGATAAGACATCGCTTTTTCAATGATCGTGTTTTTGGGAACTCGGCGTGCAACATCTCCCAACTCCTTTATTGCCCTTTCGTACGCCTTGAATACATCCTCTTTTTTTTGCCAGTTTTCTGTCTTTGCCATGAAAAAATGCTTTGGTCTGTTATAATGGCCCAAATATATAACATTATAACAGATTAAACCACAAAATAATGTCTTTACTTTGCTAAAGTAATACTTTAA